CTACTCCAGAAGCCCCTCGGATGCCAGGGCAGCCGCGTGCCTAAACTCCGCCGAAGTTGTGAGCATGGCCCGATCACGCCGCGTGACCGCCGTTGCCAACTGGTCCTCGTCAGATTCAATCCATTCGGCCTTAACTTCCCCGAGGAAATTCGTGATCCGGGCCGAGTCCGTCAGGACATCCTCGAAGGCGCCCTCAAATGTTCCCGCCAGCACAGTGTTCCACTCTTGAAGTACGGTGCCCGGCTTGGGAGTCATGGACACCTTCAGCTCACCGTCCGCGCCCTGAGACTTCATGAGGTCAACAACTTTTTCAAAGCGATCAGATACCGCGCGCCCATTGCGCCGTATCCACTCCCGCAAAAGGTAGCCTCGCCAGAGGATGCCCGGCAGTGTGTCCTCGGGAGATTTGACCCATGACTCCGCAAGAACGTCTACCCCTTCATCGTCCACGAGCGCGATAATGCGCTTGACCGCCTCAAGATCTTGCTCCGCCCGGGCTTGGCCAAGCGGCACAAGTGCCTGAGCTGAGGTGTGGGCCAACTCGGAGTTGTAGGCCACATCCGAATCGCCTTCGATGGCTTCAATCTGTTCCGCGTCTAGCTGGGCCGGACGCCGTGGTGTTCTGCTCATGGCAACCTCCTTCAGTGCTTTCCCTATTGTCTCGCAGATCACGTACTAATGGGAAACTTCCACCAAATCACCTACACGTGAATACCCTGACGGATCCCGCTCGGATAGCCGCCCACCATTAGGCGCAAGGTCACGCCGTACCAATGTGACGCGGCCACCCGCGGCGCGTATCATGGTAGCGCTGAGCCTCCGCATCATGCAGGGTTCGGCAAGGGCCTATAGCTCAACGGCAGAGCATCGGACTTTTAATCCGCTGGTTCTGGGTTCGAATCCCAGTGGGCCTACCATCCAAACCCGCTACATCTAGCGGATCCACCACATCATCAAGATTCACTCGCTCAAGGCCGGTGCACTTTCGGTGCACATCAGCCCGAGCCGCTTCCATCTTCTCCGCCACCGAATCAAGGTCATCGTCAAACAGGTCCGCGTATATATCTAGCGTCATGGCGGCGCTCTTATGCCCAAGCATCCTCTGAACCGCTTTCACGTTCGCCCCGGCGCTCACCGCCAACGATGCGGCCGTATGCCGAAGATCATGAGGCGTAATCCCAAGCTTGAGTTTCTTGACAGCATCATCAAAACAACGGCGACGGAAATTCCGTAACCTCAACGGCCCACCATTAGGCGAAGTGAACACAAGGTCATCGTCAGACTTCCCTTCCATATGGGTGGCAAGTTCATTAGCGATAGACCTCAGGATCGGGACTGTTCGGATCTGGTGAGTCTTAGGTGTACCTGTCACGAGCCGCCCACTAATCTCAGTGGTTGACTCCGCGACCGTCAGGCGACACTTCTCAAGATCCACCCTGCCGACTCGCAACGCTGCAAGCTCCCCAAACCGTAGGCCGCAATATCCCAGCACGAGCACCACCAGCGCATCGGCCCCACACTGGCCCGCCAACCGCTCCAATTCCTCGCTAGACAGGTAGTGCTTCTCCCTCTCGCCCACACGAGGCAGCGCAACCCTCTTCGCCGGATTATGAGCAATCTTCCCAGCGAGCACCGCATCATCAAGCATCAACGACATAACCCGATGAGCTTGCCGAACCGTAGCGGGAGACAGACCAGACTCCGATAATCCACGCACCCACTCCCCCACATCCGCGAACATCACTTTATTCAACGGCACATTAGCCCAGGTGGGGAGAATCTGGACCTTGAGCAGGCCCTCATATCGTGCCCGAGTGGACGGCTTCAACTGCACTTGCGACTTCACCCACGGATCAGCCCACTCGCCCAGTTTGATACGCCCACTAGCGGGATCCACATAGCTCCCAGTGTTCAAGCTGGCTTCTATAGATGTCCGGTACCTATCAGCGTCACTCTTCTTCTTGAACGACTTCGAACGCTGTTTAGCGTCAGGATCACGCCACCGCACAAGCCACGTGACCTTACCGTCACGGACCCGCTTACTTACCTTCGCCATCAAGGAAACCCTTCTCACGCGCCTTACGGATCCAGCGCGTAGCCGTAGCGGGCGGAAGTTTCAGGGAAACCTGAACAAACCACGAGGGTGCTAAACCTATGGTGTTGGCCAACTTATATGAACGGGCAACCCGTTTGAGGGAATCAGGCACAGGCCCCATCGCCTTCAATAGGTCGAGATCTTCGGTGTCGAAATCTTGGAGGCGAACACCCAACTTTTCCTCTATATCTCCGGTCAACGCCATCAAGGGTATTGATGACGTCGGAATTAACCGGAGATCGGTCGAACTTATCTCTCCACCGTCCTGAGCACGGACCCTCACTGACGTCGTGCGAATAAGGTTCTTGTCGCCCACTAAATCTAACTCAGCCTCAAAATCTAAATCTCGACCCTCTTCCACAACCGTGCCTATTACCGTGCACGGGACGTCAACTTCAATGCCTTCAATTACAGCAAAAGGCTTACTGCGTGAGTCCGTCCTCACCTCTTCGATGGTGTACATGCCTCAACACTATGCCACTGATTGATTCCTGACAATCCTCGATCAGCGTGATTGCCTACGGTCATTGCGCAATCACCCTGAGGGAGTTATGCTGAACTCGATCATGGTGATTGTGGGTTGTCAGCACTCAATCACTTGGGATGAAGAAGGGGAAAGTCATGGCCACGAAAACAGAAACACAAACCATTCTCACCACGGAAGGACTGGCCGAGCGATACCAAGTACCACTCGCCACCATCTACACGTGGAACAGCCAAGGCACAGGCCCCCGCCGAATCAAAATCGGCAAACACGTCCGCTACCGCATGGCCGACATCCTCGAATGGGAAGAAGGCAACCTTGAACGCTAACCCCACAGACGGCCTCACCGCGTTTGAACGGGTACGACGCGCAGTAGAGAATCAAGGCCTCAATATCAAACCCGAGCGGCGAGACTCATTCCTCTGCCAAGGCCCTGGGCACTCCGAATCTGACCTATCCGTTCACGTCACGGGCATAGCTGGGCAAACCCTTATCAAGTCATTCGCAGATGAGGAAGAACTCTTCCTTGACGCAATCGGCCTAGGGTGGGCAGACCTCTTCGACAACCCGAAGCAAGGCAACCGGTACGAGTATTACGACATCGCCGGGGACCTTGCACGCACGGTCACACGCAGCCCGGCAAAACAGTTCAACCAAAAAGTACTCGACAAAGAGACAGTACCCCTCTACCGCCTTGATGAAGTACGCGAAGCCGTGAAGGCCGGTGCACCGATCTATGTGTGTGAAGGAGAGAAAGACGCTGACACGCTCCGCACTCTCGGAGTCTGCGCCACCACCTCCCCGCAAGGCGCACAGTCATGGAACAAGGCCGACTACACTCCACTAGCTGATGCCGCCCAAGTCTTTGTTGTTGCCGACAACGACAAAGCCGGTATAGAACGCGCCAAAGGACTCACCCCGAAACTTGAACGGCTCTGCGCTGGACAAGTTGAAGCAGTCGCGCCCGCCGAAGGATTGAAAGACGCCGCCGATCACATCATGGCCGGGCACACACTCCAACAATTCGAACCGTTGAAACTATCTAGCCCACTCGATGGGATGTTCTCATCAGAATGGTTGTTCAAGCAGCAGTTCCCTCCTCTTGAGTACGCAGTGCCCGGAATCGTTCCCGAAGGCCTAGCCCTTCTCGCTGCCCCACCAAAGATAGGGAAATCATGGATGGTGCTCGGACTCGCCAAGGCATGCTCCGAAGGCAACCATGCGTTTGGAGTAATCCCCGTGGATCGTCGCCCCGTCCTCTACATGGCACTAGAAGATGGACCGCGACGGCTACAAAACAGACTCGGATCCATTCGAGGCGCGGGAGACCCTAACCTGTTCTTCCTAACCGAACTCAAGTCAGACCTGCTCACCACACTAGACAGCTTCCTCAGGAAATACCGCAAGCCGTTAATCATTCTGGACACCCTAGGCAAAGTCCGCGACGTCTACAGCGGCAACGACGCCTACCAAAAAGACTACGCCCAGTTAGGCGTCATGAAAGAAATGATTGACCGCTACCCCGGGGCCTCAATGATAGTGGTGCACCATACCCGCAAGGGTGCCGCCGATGACTTCGTACAGGAAGTCTCAGGCACCCAAGGCCTAACCGGCGCAGTAGACACAATCCTCACGCTCCGCCGTGACCGCAACTCTGGCGATGCTCTTCTCAACGTCACCGCACGCGACGCGATGGAAGGACAGTACGCCCTCACAATGGGAGATAACGGAGTCTGGGAGCTGATCGGTGATGACCTCGAAGAGTCAGCCGAAGCAGCACGCAAGCACCATGAGACAAGCAATCTAGGTGATGGCAACGCAAAACTCATTCAGTACATCAACGATCATCCCGAAGGCGTGAAGCGCTCTGACGTTGCCACCTTCATGGGATGGAGCGATGAGACAGCCAGCACCAACCTCTCACGCCTCTATAAACGCGGCTCGATCAGCAAGAGCGGCCGAGGTGTCTACGTCCCAAACATAACAAACATAACAGACATAACACCTAACACAGAGAGGCAAGCGTCATGAGTCAGCTTCTGTCTTCGTGTCTGGTGTGTGGTGCTCCGTGTGAAGGCGTCAGGTGTCCCGAGCATCGGATCCCTGCTTCTGCCCGTCCTCCACGTCAACGAGACGACGCCTACCGGACCTATGCGTGGCACAAGCTCTCCAAGCGTGCAAGGAAACTCCAACCGTTCTGTAGTGATTGTGGAGCCACCGAGGACCTTCAATGCGATCACCTACCTATCGCGTGGGAACGCTACGACAAGGGTTTGCCCGTGCGTTTACAGGATGTGGACGTGGTGTGCGGTGAATGTAATCGTGCTCGCGGTTCGGCACGTGGAGAACACATCACCCACCACATACCTGGGGGGATAGGCGGAAAAGATTCTGCTGTTTCGCCCCCGTGGCAGGCAAAATCTCAATTACTTCAAGTTTCAACTACCTGTGTAAAGGAGGTGGATGACTGATGGCTGGACCTAAAGCAGCTATCAAGGCGGATCCTCTCTCGTTTAAGGGTTGGCCGAGGGATCGGGCTAGGCGTCGGATCCGGTTTATCAAGGAATATCTGGTTACGCCTCGTGGGCATGGTGCGGGTAAGCCGGTTAATTTGCGGGCGTTTCAGAAGGAGATCATTACCGGCGCGTTTGCTCCGGGGATCCGTACGGCGCTTATCTCTATCCCAAGGGCAAACGGAAAAACTGCGATCGCTGCGATGCTGGGATTAGCTGAATTGTTTGTTGGACCCATGTCCGCTGAGGTGCTTGTGGTGGCCTCTGATCAACGTCAGGCCAATATCACGTTCAAGCTGGCGAAGCGCATGGTGGAGCTGAACCCGGAGCTGGCGGATCGTACCCATATTTTCAGTGACCGGATATATGTCCCGGAGACGGATAGCACGCTAGTCCCGTTACCTGCTGAATATGGGGCTTTGCAGGGCTATGATCCTTCGCTTTTGATCGTGGACGAGCTTCATGTGGTTACTGAGGATGTGTGGAGTGCGGCTGTGACGGCAGCGGGTAAGCGTCCCGAGAGTTTAACCCTTGCGATTAGTACCCCGGCCGCTAGTGAAGATTCGCTGATGTGGCGGCTTGTGAAGCATGGCCGGGAGGATGAGGATGCCCAGTTCTATCTGCGTGAATGGGCCGCCCCCGAGGGCTGTGAGGTGACCGATAGGGATGCGTGGAGGATCGCGAACCCGGCTTTGGCGGATGAGGATCCGTTTCTGGCTGAGGATGCGATCGAGGCGGTGCGCAAGACGATCCGGGAACCGGTGTTCCGTCAGTTGCGGCTTGGACAGTGGGCGAAGGGTATTGACTCGTGGCTGCCGTTCGGTGCTTGGGAGGATCTGGCTGCCCCTGAGGTGGTTGTGGATCCGAAACAGAAAATTGTCCTTGGCTTTGATGGCTCCGCTAGTGGGGATTCGACGGCTCTGATTGGCTGCACGGTGGAAAAGCAACCTCACGTGTTTGTGGCTGGGCTGTGGGAGAACCCGCACGATCCACGTTGGCGTGTACCCCGCCGTGAAGTGATCGACCAGATTCGCTACATGTTCAACCACTACAACGTGGTGGAGCTGGCAGCGGACCCGTGGGGATGGCGTACCGAGCTGGAAGAACTCGCTCAAGAGTTTGGGGAGAAGCGCGTCCTGATGTGGAACACGGCTCAGGCTCAACGTATGGGACCGGCAACTGACCGGATGTATCAGGCCGTGGTGAATAAGGAGCTGACTCATGACGGCAATCAATCCATGGCGAACCACTTCTCTCATGCCGTAGCAAAGTCCTCCACGGTGGGGGATCTGATCACGAAGGACAAACGGAACTCGCCCCGCAAGATCGATGCGGCGGTGGCTGCGATCGTGGCGCTTGATCGGAGCGCGTTCCATAGCAAGAAGGCTGGCCGCAAAGTGGCTAGTTTCAAACGATAAGGAGAAACACGATGTTGACGGAACTATTACAGAAATTGGATGCCCCGGCTGGACGGTTCGCCCAGCTGGATAGGTATTATGCGGGACGCCAACCGATGGCGTTCCTTAGCCCTGAGTCGAGGGAGGATCTGGGCGACCGCATGACCCGCATGGCGGTGAATATCCCGAGGCTTGCGGTCACGTCTTTGACGGAGCGGCTGCGCGTGATCGGCTTTAGCAAGGACGGTTCCCCGGCGTCTGAGGTGTGGGCTGATTGGATCGGTAACGACATGGACCAACTCTCTGTTGTGGCTCACCGTGAGGCGCTGACTTTGGGATCCTCGTATGTGATCGTGTGGGCTGATGAGGCCGGTAATCCTACCGTGTCCGTTGAGAGTGCCCGTCAGGTAGCGGTGGTCAGGGATCCGGGCACACGCCGTATCACGGCCGCTGTGAAACGCTGGGAGACCGATAAGACAACTGAGGCGGTGCTGTATGGCCCGGATGAGATTATCCATTACAGGGCGGACCATACGGGTGGCGTGACTGGCTCCCAGTTCCATGTGGCCGAGACGATCCCTAATCCGCTGGGCATGGTCCCGGTGGTGGCGCTCAGGAACTCGGATAGGTTGCTTGATGATGGCGTCTCGGAGATGGAGGATCTACTGCCTCTGGTGGACGCCCTGAACAAGGTGCTGGCCGACATGATGGTCAGCTCTGAGTATTACGCTAGGCCGCGCCGGTGGGCGACTGGGTTGGAGTTGGAAGAGGACGAAGAGGGTAACGCGATTAATCCGATCCCGAACTCGAACCGGGCGATGATTAGTGAGTCCCCGGATACGAAGTTCGGACAGTTGCCAGCGGCGGACCTCTCCTCTTATGAGTCGTCGGTGCGCGTGCTCACGTCCCAGATTATGGCGGTGTCTGGGTTGCCTTCCCACTATCTGCCCACGTTGACCTCGAACCCGCCGAACGCGGATTCTATGCGCGCCGCCGAGGCCAGCTTGTCCGCGAGGGCGAGTGCCCGGTGTGCACAGTTCGGCCGGGCATGGGAGGACGTGGCCCGGTTGATGGTGGCGATCCGTACCGGACAGGACCCCGAGAATGTGGATGTGCGTATCGAGTGGGCGGATACTACAACCCGCTCTGTCGCTCAAGAGGCCGACGCCACGGTGAAGCTGTATCAGGCTGGGCTTCTCCCGGCTAGTGAGGCTCTGGCGCGTCTGGGATATTCGGATGATGAGATCGAGGCTATCCGTACCGCGCGCCGGGCTGAGGCCCTTGATAACGCTGGCACTGACCTGCAAGGACTTCTCTCATGAGCACCTATCAGGACACGGTTCAACGGCTCGGGAAGAGCACGGCAACGATCCTTGAACAGCTCTGGGAATCCGTGCAGCGCGGGGAACTGCCACAAGCAGACTTCGCCCAGATTGCCGCCCAGGTTGTGTATCTGGCGAACGAGCAGGGACGGGCTGCCGCACAGGCCGCTCTCAATGGCTATGTGGAGATCGCGACCGGGATCCCAACTGTCCCGGTGGCACAGTCTGCCACAGTAACCACGGCAGAGCTGGCACGGCTGGAGAAGGCTATCGGGACGATCCTCGCGGCCGATCAAGACACTCTCATGCAACTGGCCCGGCTGGGGAACTCGGAGCCGTTGGATAGTGCGGCACGGTCCTTCTCTGAGGGCATCAGAACCAACGGGAAAGTCAAAGGCTGGGTGCCCCAGTTGGAGCCGGGCGCGTGCGAACTCTGTCAATGGCTGTATGCCGATGGGCGGATCTGGCCCAAGGATTACCCGATGCAAACGCACAAGGGTTGCGGCTGTAGCCCACTACCAACCTTCGCGGACCGTGAGCTGTCGGTCCCGTATAGCAAATTCCTCAACAGAAATGGAGTAAAGCGATGACACAGGAAACCACAATCGAAGAACAGCAGGACGTCACTACTACGGACACCCTTGATGATTCCGTCAGTAATGCTGACGCAACCCCCGAGGCTGAGGTTAATGGGGTTGACCCCGAAAACGAGGGCACGCAGACGGATCCCCCCGAGCCGGATTCTTTTCCTCGTGAATATGTGGAGAAGCTACGTGATGAGAACGCCAAATACAGGCGGCGGGCTGGACAGTCTGACGTGCTTGCACAGCGGCTCCACACGGCCCTCACAGCGGCCACAGGACGGCTCCAGGACCCCACAGACCTGCCATACGACGCGGCCCACCTCGACGATCCCGAGGCCCTTGAACAGGCGATCGATGATCTCCTCAAGGCCAAACCACATTTAGGTGCACGCCGCCCCACAGGCAGCATCGGGCAAGGACAAACCTCCACCACAAACATGGTGGATCTGGCCGGTATCCTCCGCGCCAACGCATAGAAAGAGAGAAGAAAATGGCAAAGTACATCCTCAATAAAGACCGCACCAACAAGATCCAAGCAACAATCGAGGCCGACAACTACCGTCTCGACAGTGGTTACTTCACGTTCTTCAAGGACAGTGAGCAGGTCTACACGATCAAGGCCGAAGCAGTGTCAACCATTGTTCGGGATGATTCCTGATGCCACATTATCGAGGCGAGACCGTGACCCTGCATATCAGGGTGGACACGGGCAGAAAAACTTCCAGTAATGACCCCATCTACCGGAATGAGGACGTGGACCGGCCCAATTGTATGGTGGCACCTCGTGTTAAACCCGAAGCGTTCGACTATAACAGCGTGACTTATGTGCATGGCTTCGACGTGTACGACACCTACGACTGCCCCATCACCGCATCGGACAAGGTGACCATTCGCGGCGTCAAGTACAACGTGGATGGGGAAATCTCCCGATGGGCTAACCCCTATGACGGACAGAAAAAGGGCTGCCACTATGCGGTGAAAACCGCTGGATACAACTAGGACAGATACCCCCTAGGGGTATATACTGGGAGGGAGTTGGCCGGGTGCTGGCTCCCTTCCCGTTGTCCGGGCGACTAGAGGAAACCAAAGACGAAAACTCTTCTAGTTTGAATAGGACAATAATCATGGTAGAAACCACCCAAGACAACAAGGAACTACTCGCCGAGCAGGTCAGCTCCCTTCTCGTAGAACCACTGGAAGCCGAGAGCGTCGTGCTCGCGGCTGGCCCCCGTATTTTCGACACCGCCTCCCCGTTGCGGATCCCCAAGCTCGTAGGCTCTAGTGAGCCGGGCTGGATCGGTGAAGGCGAACTGATCCCCGAGCACGATGTCCAGTTCGATGAAGTCAAGCTGATGCCCACCGACCGTAAGAGTGTTAAGACTCTGATCAGGTTCACCAACGAGCTTCTGCGCCAATCCACTATTGGGATTGATGCGACCCTGAAGGCCCGCCTTGTCAACGATGTGGCACGCAAGCTCGATGATGCTTTCCTGACAGGTGACGGCACAGGCGGATCCGTAACCGGCATCATCAACCAGCCCGGTGTACAGCACGGGATCCTCGACGCGGCCGAGCCAGACAGTTTCCTCGACGCGATCGCGCTCGCCTCTGCCGCCGAGGTCACCCCCAACCGGTGGTTCATCTCCGGTGAGGACTTCATCAACGTCCGCAAGATCAAGGACAACAACGGCAAATACATCCTAGAGTCGGATATTACCTCTGGGACCACGTACCGCCTGTTCGGGATCCCCGTCACCGCCACCAACAAGCTCACAGCTGGGACCGCTGTCCTTGCCAACATGGCCGAAGTCGCCGTTGCCCGCGATACCAACCCGACCGTGAAGATCCTTGACCAGCGGTACGCCGAATACGACGAACAGGCAATCCGAGTCACCGCCCGCTACGACCTGGGCCTACTCCGCCCCGAAGGCGTTGTTGTTCTCGGAGCCGGTAGCGAGCCGGACCCGGCGGGAAAATGACCAGCCGGTACACCCGGCGCTACTAAGGCGGTGAACCAATGGTCACAGGTGAAGATATTGCCGCGTTCATGGGACGATCTGACGACGCTGAAACAATCGCTTTAGCAGACCAGTCCCTCCCCATCATCACTGCTATGGCACGCGCATATACGCGCGGTCAAGGCTTTCAGGACGGGGAACCAAACGAGGAGCTAGCAGCAGTCATTACGACCGCCACCGCCCGCCTCGTAGCCAACCCAACCCAACTACAATACAAACAATCTACAGGCCCCTTCTCCGAGTCCTTCCAAACCTCTTTCAAAGGCTGGATCCTCGCAGAAACCTTCATCCTCAACAGGTACAGGAAACGCGCCTTGTAG